CTTTGTTGCAATAACTTGCTGCACTACTTTATGCATCTCTTTAGCAGCTGTAAATCTCTGTTCTAACGAATCATCTTCAAATGTTCTCATGTTGTTTGTGTGTTTATGCAAGTTACAAATAATCAGCTTATTTTTTCTTCCGTTTTTTACTATTCATTCTCTTCAGCTTCTCTTTACTTTTCACTTCATTTTTCTTTTTATAATACTCTTCACTATTTTCTAACTTAACTTGGAATGGTTTGTAGTCAACTGGAACGCATCTTTTTTTTGTTTCTTTTTTTGTTTTGTTTGTTATTAAAAAATCCTTAGAAGTCTTTCCTTTGTGCTCGTTCTTGTGACATCTTTCGCATAGCGTAATTAGCTGGCTTCCACTGTACTCCCAAGGCATTAGTCCGTTTATATAAACCTTGTGATGAACTTGTAATAGCCTTGTTGATTCGCATATTTTACACTTAAATTTGTCTCTTTTTTTTATTGAGAAAGAAAGCTCCTTCCATCTTAAATCATAGAGAAGAACTTTGTACTGCTCCTTTGTCACATAATTGCTTTAATGGATTAACAGAAAATCCTCCTAATTCAGCTGATTCGTCTTGTAAAAACTCTACCCTACTTTCTTTGTCTGATTGCCAAAATATGTAAGGGTTTAAGTAGTAATGCCCTTTACTATACTTAGTCAGCGCCCCTGCATCGCACAATTCATCAACACATCTATAATATGTTGCTCTACTTATTGAAGTAGAGTTTCCAGATTTTAAAAATGAAGAGAATTTTTTATGCCCTTGAGAACTTATTACAACTCCATTCATATTATTAGATTCAGAAAGTAAGTAAAACAGCAGCTTCCAGCTGCTTCCGTTATTAATCTTTAGAGCAATTTTTGTAAATGATTTGTAAACTTGCGTGAAATCTTCGTCTATTTCAAAATAGCCCTTCTTTGTAACGGTTATTGTTTTCTGCGTGTTAAAGTATATTCTCTTACTCATAATTGAAACTTACTGCAAATATACTCAATTATTATACAAATAAACAAACATCAGCACTTTTAAATATTAGTTAATCTATAAATAAATAGAGAAAAAGTTCTAATGAATTGATTATCAATATATTAAGTTAAAAAGTAGTATCATCTTGTGAGACTTTTAGTCTCATGTAGTGAGACTTGTAGTCTCATCTGGCGATAAGTGTTGCTATTTTTTTAGCTAAATCAATTGTCTCTATTGCGAAATACGCAAGTATAAATACCGGTATTCCCACAACAAAGAAGTACACAATCTGCAGCGCTTTCATAGAAACTCATTTATAAGGTCATGCTTATGCTCTCCGCATCTCCTACACTTTCCTATTGCTGATGCTCCGTGAATCCAAGAGATTCTCCATTTGTGCCCAAATAAACGGCAAAGTAGTTTGTTAATCATAAATTAATGACTAAGTGGTTTGTTGTTAATATTTTACTTTATTTTAGTGCCATCGGGATTAGTTCCCTTGTCATTAAACTTCTGGTACTCGTAAATTGGGTAGACTTCATCAAATAATTCTACCCCTCCCCATACTCCACTTACTACCTCAAAACTCCACTCACCATCAGCAATCTTCCATCTTGCGTTCTTCCTCTGCTGATTTTTTGTTATGTACTCCGCTATGCTGTGCGTCACTATTACCATTTACTATGTTTTTTAACTGATTAAAAATGTCTTCTGAAGCCTCTCCCCAATACATTTCGCATGTACTATTTTTGAATGGCGGTACAGAAAAATAAGCCTGCCATAACTCATTTGGCTTGGCCGTAAACCTATAGCAGCTTTCTTTTACTGGGCAAAACATACCGGTGCATTTAGTTATGTCACTCATTTTAATCTTTTTTTAATGTCTGATTGGGAATAGTTTAAGCCAAGAGAAATCCTGTCTTTGTCTTGTATTTCATTCATTTCCAGTCTTTTAATAACATATTCATATTGATGCATATGCCTTAGTTCGTCTATTATAAAGTGTAAAGTTCGCTTTCTTTCGTCATCATAGGTAGTTCTGTCCAAGAAATTATGCAGGTAGTCTCTCTTTTCATCTCCAATGTTGTCTTCTGTGTACATAAAATTAGTTTTTTGTTCCGCAATATGGGCATAATGGGATGGATTTTTTACCCTTGTATACAGTCTGGGTAAATAACTTCTTGCAGTTCTTACACTTTACCCAACCCATCTACAAACTTTTTAATGATTAACTCTAATTCATCCTGCTCATCCCTTTCCAAACTCATCATCAGCCTAAGCACCTCGTCATACCTAAGTGTGTCAATAGTCTTCAGTATTGAGCTGTCAGTCTTTAATTCCATGGCCTTCATAATCCAATGAAACTTATTAGCAATGGCTGCTATGTTCTGCCTAACATACTTGTCTATTCTCTCATCCATAACCAAATCATCAGCGTACATCGCACCATTACAAGCGCTGACGTAAAGCATAAATAGGTTCTCTCTTTGGCTTTCAGTCATACTATAAGTTTAAAATGATGAATCTTCTAAGTCTAAATCCTCCTCCCTCTCCTTGTCAATCAGCTTTCTGTCCATCTTTAGGTAGTCTCTTTCAAACGGAAGGTTTCCGTATTCATCCGTAAATTCTACCCCGTTGTGCATTTTAATCCTAATAGACTCCCCGTTCTTGGTAACTCCACCTCCGGTGAACTCGGCTGTCCTATGCTTGACAATCTTCAGCTCGTTAATCATCCAACTCTCTGGGTCTTGAGTATTTCTGTTCATTACAATGAAAATGTCAGTCTTATTCACCAGAACCGCACCTCCATCAGCATCAGCAGGGTATGGCATTGGCTGATTTCCGTCTTTATTCCTTTGTCTTTGGCTTTCACTTCTGGTATGTACGGAAAGTAAAACAGTTATGTTTGTCCTCTTGGTAAAAAGAAGCATATTCGTGTACATCTCCATCTCATGTTCGTATTTAGAAGCCTTCCCACTCATTTTAAGGGAGTTTACAGGGTCTATCAGCAGTCCTTTTACGGCATGGAATTTAGAAACTGACTCAGCATAATTTAGAATCTCCTCATAATCATGCATCTTGTCGTTATTGATGAAGAAAATCCTGTCATTTACCCACTTCATTGCCTGCTGAAAGAAGTCTTCTGGGCAGTCTTTAATCTTTGAGCCTACATAAAACTCCACGAATCTCATCTTGACAGACGCCACTTTATTCTCTCCCGTATAAACTACCCAGCACCAGTCATACTTCAGCGCTGAAAGGAATATAAGCCACAATGTTACTTGTGTTTTGCCCGTAGAGGTATGGCTTAGAATCGCATAGAACTGCCCTTCATTGAGAAGTAAATGCTTATCCATGTCTTCATACCCAAATGGTTTACCCATCGGAATTAAGCCTGCTCTGTACTTCCTAATGAACTCTTCATCAGCTCTGTTATTTGAAAGGAACGAAAGTTCATCCTCAATAGCACCTACCTCGTGCCAAACTTCCTGCTCGTACCTGTCAATGTCGCTGATTGGCATATACCTTCCAGCTTTGATGCCATCTCTTACGGCTTTCAGTTCTGTCTCCTGCTCGTCATGTTCAAACTTCTGCATTACCTCGTACTCCAGAACCATTGTACCAATATACTCCTCTACAATACCTCCAGAAATAAGTCCACCTACAAGGTATGCTGATTTGATTACAGCATTGTGCCTTCCGCCTTGTTCAGCTACCCTAATCATCTTAGCTGCCACCCCTAGCCTCTTATAGTCCGTGAATCCAGAAGTCATAGTAACGCCTTGCGTAACCACCTTTTCTGTTAATTCAAAGAATACTTGGGAGTTTTCGTTTATGTAAATGTCTGGGTCGTAGCTGAAGAACAGAACCCTTGACGGGTTTCTAGCAGTCGGGTCAAATACGGGGTATCGTTTAAGTAGTGCTGTGTAATGTTCATCATGCCTATTCCCATCAGCAATCTTAATCAACCCATGCAGTCCTGTACCCGAAGGGGATGTCCATAGGGCATAAATATACGGGTCTTTATGAACTTCAGCCTTGTACTTCTGAATGTCTACATCATCAATGTCAAACGGCAAAAGCTTAGAGTGTTCAGAAAGCGAATCATCAGTCCTAAAAGACTTGTAATAACTCCCATCCTCCCTCTCTCTTATGACTTGGATGTCAAACTTACCCGCAAATA